GAGGCTGACCTGCCGGAACTGTCCGTAGTGACGTTCCCCGCCTACACCGACACCAGCGTCAACGCTCGTGATGCGGTGTCCGCGGCACGGGAGGCACGAGCGGCTGTAGCCACCTACGCAGACCTTGATACGTGCGCAGAGTGCGGGGCAACCCACCAGTATGGCGCCTATTGCGGTGACTGCGGTGAGGCTATGACGGACGCAGCCGCAACTAATAAGTTCTGTACCACGTGCGGTCAGGAGTTAGGCGACGATCGCGCCAACCATGTCTGCACTGAAACTGGTTCAGCCGCTCCTGGCACTGAACCGCGTGATAATGACCTGAAGCCGGAAGTATCCACTTCGGGAAGCATGAATAAGACCCTTATGGGTCTCCGATTAGTGGAACTGAAGGGGGTCATGTAAATGACTTACTTTGACATCAAGTCGCTGAAGGAAAAGCGGCGCAACGTCTTCGATGGCATGGAAGCTATCTTAGAGAAGTGCCGCACCGAGGATCGGGAGGCTACCGATTCGGAGCGTACCGAATTTGATGCTCGTGAGGCCGAGTTCGTGAAGCTGACCGCTGATATTGAGCGGATGGAGCGGCAGGAAGCTCGTTCGGCTGCGCGTACCGAGGTTGCCGAGACTCGCGGGGTTTCCCGTGACGAGCACGACACCGAAGAGAAGCGTTACGAGCGTGCTTACGTGAACTGGTTCAAGCGTGGGCTTATGGGCCTGGACGGCGAGCAGCGGACCACTCTTGACAGCGGGCATGGTCTTTCTACTGCGCCTAACTCGTCTGGTATCTCCGCTGGTTCCGTCGGCTACAACGGTGGTTATCTCGTGCCGCAGGGCTATTGGCACAATTTGCAGATCGCCTTAAAGGAATACGGGGGCATCCTCCAGTATTGCAACATCCTGACTACGGATTCGGGTAATCCGATGCCGTGGCCGACTGTTGACCCGACTGGTGTTGTCGGTTCGTATCTGACTGAACAGAATCAGCTTGGTTTCGGTGGCGACTCGAATGGTACTGATTATCAGTTCGGTCAGGGTATGTTAAATGCCTGGACGATTGTTTCCGGTGTCATTCTGGCTTCGCTTCAGCTCATTGAGGATAGCGCTTTCAACGTTGATTCGTTCGTGTCTGATCGTATCGGTGAGGCTATCGGCCGCAAGATTGGCGCTGAACTCCACTCTGGTACTGGTTCTACCGCTTTCCTCGGTGTTGAGACTGCGCTTGTTGCTAAGGGTCGCGGTTCTACGTATGGCACTGGCGGGATTTACAAGTCGGGTACCGCTACCACCTTCAGCGCTACCGCTGGCGGTAACGCGTTCACCCTTCAGGGCGGCACTTCGGCGCAGGCTAAGTTAGCGAATGCGCTGATCGGGTTCGATGACATTGAGGGTATGAAGATCACGGTTGACCCCGCGTATCGTAACAGTGGCCGCTGCCGCTGGGTTATGAATGACGCTACCGGCGCCATGTTAAGGACCATTACGGACGCTTATGGCCACCCGCTGTGGCAGCCGTCGGTTCAGCCTGGAATGCCTGACATGATTTCCGGTTTCCCTGTGACCATCGATCAGAACACTAGCTCTGTCTCGACTAGCGCTAGTACCGCTGGTGGCCTTCTGTTCGGGGACTTCCAGACGGCTATGATTGTGCGGCAGGTTAACGGCGCTCACACGATGCGGCTTACCGAGAGGTACGCTGACTATCTCCAGGTTGGCTACCTCGGGTATGTCCGTGCCGATGCTAGGTCGAATGACCTTCGGGCGGCTGCGTACTACTCGACTAACGCCACCTAAACCCCTTCTTGCTGGTTACCAGCCCCCCTGATTCTGCCCCTGTCAGGGGGGCTGGTTTTACCACGGGAAACGAAAGAACCCCCCGCTGACAGCGGGGGGTTCGGTGGAAGGTTGTTAGTTGGTCCAAGTTGATAGATCAAACGTGACCGGCTTGCCTGCCACGGTGCCCCGGTAAAGGTTCTGACCAATGCGGTAGATCATGTAACCGTCACCGTAGTCGCGGGACTGTCCGTTGGCGTCAGCCTGGTCAACCATGCGCGCTATTTGGGTGGGGCTGAAATCAGCGTGCTGGGCAAGTTTGAAAGCGTTAATCATGTCTTCCCGGCTGTAAAGCTTTCCGTTTTCCATGAGAGTTACTTTACTCGCTTCCCGCACCAGCGCAAGCGTTTAGCAAAGATTTTTTGAGGTGGTCATGAGTATTGACGCTTTCGGGGACGTAACCCCATCAATGGGGATCGTCACCCTAGCCGAACTGAAGGCACACCTACGGTACCCGAACCCCACACAGCCACATAACGATGATGACGGCCTGGAGGGGTTCATTCTGGCTGCCACTGAAATCATTGAAACGGAAGTGGGGAAGGTGGTTCAGCGGGAGGTTACCGAGTATCACGACGGTGGCCAGATAGCTATCTACCTGCGTCAGCGGCCAGTGCTGAAGGTGATCCAGGTTATCGAAAACTGGGGTTACTTCAACTGGGATCTAGCCGACCAGCCGTCTACGACTGTGCCGGCAACGAACCTCTTCGCCTACTCGCTAGACAACCCCAGCGAAGGCAGGGTTACCCGAAGGTCTGTCGGTAACATCGCTATCCCGTTTATGGCTATGGGGTCTATGTTCCCCGCCAACATCAAGGTGGAGTATACGGCTGGGCGGTATCAAGTCCCGTGGGCTGTCCGCTTAGCAACCCTGGAGCTGTGCGCGCACTGGTGGCAGCGTTCCCAGCAACGACAATTTAGCGCCGGTTCCACGCTCGCAGGGAACTTCGGGGACATGGTTCCCGACGGTTCGGGGACCGGGTTTAACGCGGGTGTCCCCTACCGCATCTTAGAACTGTTGAAGCCGCACCGTCGTTCACCGATCATCGGATAGAGGTATTTGGAATGACTGAACCTAACGCAGAAGGCACCCCCGCGGACGCTCCCGCTGCCGAGTCCAGGCCACGCGTGCAAAAGGTCAACCTGTCAGCTAAAGGGATCGTAGAGGTTCCCGATAGCGACGAGCGGGTTGCCGCACTCGTCCGCATGGGGCTGACCCTGGTTGAAGCGCGGGCGGCCGTTAGCGCCGTCGGCCTGATGTAGCGGGATGATTCGTGTCTAGTTCGATAGGACCCGCTGTCAATAACCTCATCAAGATCGTTACGAACGCTGTCCCCGCAACACTCACAGGTGAAGGGGAAACGCAAGTGGTGTTCGGTGACCTGTCACAGTATGTGGCACCCGTAACCCTTCAGATCATGGAGGTTGTCGGTAACGCTGACCCCGCCGAATTAGGTCCGAACTTCCGCCGTGAAGAGACTTACTCAATCGTCTGTGAGATCGTGACCTTCGCTGGTGATCAGGATTACCTGACCCGCTTCAACGATGCTATGACGGTTTATAACGCTATCTGCGTAGCGGTGGGGAACAATCCGTGGCTGTCAACTAGCGGCTTGAACGATGCTACTGCGGCGGTCCGGTTCGCTGAAGTCGGGGACTTCTCTATTGCCCCGCATGCTACGCCTATCGGCCAGTCTGTCTGTTCGCTTCAGTTCCATGTCCGCTGTTCCCAGCGTGTTGATTCGCTGGATTAGAAGGTAACGATGATTATTAGATGTATTCGGCTGTTCGGTAACTTCCGCCCGGGTGACGAGCTTGAAATCCCTGCCGACGCTGTTTTTGATGAGACATACTTTGAACGTGTACCCGCTTCGGGTGCCAACACGGAACATGAGGGGGGTGACGAGTAATGGCAGTTAACACCACTGTTGGTTCAGGTCTTGCCGCACAGCTTGTAGCTCTTGCGGAAGGTACTTACGGTATCGCTCCTACCCTTACGAGTCCGCGAACCTATGAATTTAAGACGGAAAGCTTAGTCTTAAAGAAGAACATCGTTCAGGGCCAGGGGTTACATGGCGCTTCGGGTACCCTGCCTCTATATGACAGGACTCTGCGCCGGGTAGTCACCACCTATGACGGCAGCGGCAATATCACTATGGACTTACCGGGGAACCAGCTTGGTTTCTGGCTTCAGAACATGATTGGTTCTTACGGTCAGACTGCGGCTACTCCTACCCAGATTGCCACGTCTGGTGTTTATACGCAGGTCCACCAGCCTGGTTCTCTTCAGGGTCATTCGTTCTGTGTTCAGGTCGGTGTTCCCGCGACTGACGGAACCGTTGAGCCTAAGACTCATGTTGGGTGCAAGGTGGAGTCTTGGAAGATTTCAGTTGCGGTTAACCAGATTGCGCAGCTTGAACTTACCTTAGACACAAGGAATGAGCTTGCCGGCGCAAACGCTGGTAATGGTGACCCGCTGAACGTGACTACTCCCGCGCTTGCTACTCCGTCTTACACGAGCGGTATGCAGCTTTTCCACTTCCGAGAGGGGACGCTGTATACGGGTGGTACCCCGACCTTGACGAGCGGTGTTGTTTCGCTTGCGGGTGAGACTGCGGCAGCGAACGTTACGAAGGCTGAAGTCAGTCACGCTGTCACCCTGGATAAAACGAGGTTTTTCCTTGGCTCGGCTGGTTTCAAGGCTGAACAGTTAGAGAACGGGTTCCGTAAGATCAGCGGTTCGTTTGACGTGGAGTGGCTGTCGTCTGAAGCAATGTATAACGCTTTCGCCGCAGACTCGACTTCAAGCCTAGAGCTGAAGTTTGTCGGTCCGATCATCGGTTCCAGCGGAAGCAACACGATGCTGTTAAGCATCATTGTTCCCAACATCAAGCTTGAAGGTGACTCACCGCAGGTCGGCGGACCCGCTGTCGTTAATCAAACTGTCCCGTGGACTGGTCTTGACGATCAGGCAACCACCCAGATCCAGTTCACCTACCAGAGCACGGATTCCACTCTGTAAACCTAAACATTTAAGGGGCATATTATGGTTATCGGCTTTGACGGCAAGACCTACCAGCTTGACGTTGACGAAATTGACGTAGCACAGGCTATGGTCATCAAGGTTAAGACTGGTTTCAACCTGTTACAGTGGCAGGCCGCTCTAGAAGAGGGGGACGTGTTAGCGGTCAAGGCTCTCTACTGGTTGATGCTCGCACAGAACGGTGTTGCCGCTGACATTGACCTTG